GTTTTGCTGACATCGTCAATAATCTATATTTAGAAAATAAAATTTAATTTATATTTAAATTAAATATTATATTTTTTTCTATATTATAAAAGTTTTTTTATATTAATCGTATAATTTTCTTTTCTCTCGGCTTAAGTACAATCTCTCCTAAATTATACGCCTTATCCTCTTTAGGAAATATATAGGGTATAAGGCATTCTTTATTATCTATGCGCCAAGTTTTCAACCTGTCTTTAGAATAATTTAAATGTACAATGTCATTTGTAAATAAAAATATGCGCGGTTCATCAATCAATAAAATATTACTTTTATTTCTATAATCTACCAAAAAGCCATCCTTTATGGTTTCTATAGCTTGCGATAATGAACGCATCGCACCTATCTCCATACCTCGCGGTAGGTCTAATATAAAAGCTTTTATATTTCGCTTATCACTTTTAGGGCCGTGTTTTTTTATTCTGTTCGCCACTGCGTTATGTGCATCTTGTGTCACCAGTTTATAATCATCAATACTCGGCAGAATATGGCAGTCTTCAAATAAATACATATATTTTTTAAAGAACCCTTTACCCATTTTACCTACAGGGTCATATATTATATCGATAATTCTATCATCCTCTACGTTAGCCATTTCAAACAAAGATTTTTGAAAAGGTCGTAATTTATCCGCTGTCAATCCTCTAAATTTTTTCGGAATATATGTGGTTTCATCTTCTGTGAAATCTCGCTCGGTCCAAGGTCCTAATATTCGCGTATCCGCTTTTAATACATAATTAAAATTTCTTTTAGAATGTACACCCGTCATAGTAGGGCGTATATGTATATGTCCCTTTATACCCTTTACATCTAAAGCATTAACAAATAACTTTGTTAATTGTCGCCATCTTGTCTTTTTTATAGTGTTCAATCTTATTTGAAAATGTCGGCGTTTCTTCTCTTCTCCCTCTTCCAATTGAAAAGCATATTTATTAGCTATTTCATTTAACACCTCGCCAATTTTTATGTGCGTAAATACTTTATCGCCCATAGTCTCCCAAATGGTCACGTCAAAACCTTTACATTCGTTTTTCTGTTCTGGCTCGTCTGGCTGGTCGGTCATTATAATTAATATTTAGATAATAATTTTTATTTAAGCCAATTAATTAAAAATTTAATGGCGCTTTTTTCTATATATTTAAAAATAAATTTTTCTATATATTTAATATTTTTTTTTCTATATTTAAAAATAAAAATTAAAAAATCGTAATGACCCGTTATAAGCCTGTGGTCCCTCGGGGGTGTATGACTACATTATATAATATGTGGCGGGATCCTTGCAGGTCCCTTTATTATATGTATCCACCCATATATACCCTTTTTATATAAAGCGTCGGGTATGCCTTAAAAGCCACCCTAACCCACGCGAGCTACGCTTTCGCGTGTGTTGTGTGTTTTTGCGGTGGTTGAGCCCCAGGCGGGTCTTAAACCATATCGCCCCTCGACGGGGCGAAGCAACAGAGCCCCAGGCGGGCTTTAAGTCGCCTACGGCTCCCGCTTCGCGTTTATCCCATTTAGTAAAACTAACTTATTAAACTTACTAAATGTGGAAAATATCATTAGGCTATAGCCCTAACGGTCCATAGTTGCAACCGTTCATATTGCATATTCACTTTAAAATGATATTTTCTTTATCTATAAAGGAAATGTACACTCCTTTATATATTGTTTCTCTTTAATGGCGCAATGGCCCAAACGTCTAAAAATGTGCATATGTATAAAACTTTTAACATAATTTATAATGGCGCTTTAATGGCGCTTAATGGCGCTTTTTATTAGAAATGGCGCATTTTTTATTTTAATAGGGTTGTTTTCAATCTTATTAAATAATTTATCTAATGTGCGAAAGGCTTAAGCCCGCTTTATATATCCTAATCGGAATATATCGCTTTTCTTTCATCTAAAGATCAGGCGAAACAAGGGTAATATAAGCACATCCTATTTGCTTCGTTTCTCCATCCTCTGGAGAAACCATAGAATCAAGAATATCCTGTGGTAGCGTAATACTGAATGACGCGCTAAGATTATTATTAATCACTGTAAAAGTGAAACTCATAAAATCACTGAAACTATTAACGTTCTGCGTTGAATCATCGGTGTTTCTATCATTATAAACCGCTCCGTTTTGCACTAATTGACCCTTTATATCATCCCACTGTGTATATGTAGCTTTAGGCGTAATATTCACATAATTACCATAAGGATTCTGTTGTATAGGTCGTGTGTATCCTACGTTCTTATGGTGTCCCATAATCTCATAATTAAATAAATATGTGCCTTGTAGTCCTGGTGGTAATGTAAATGTCGCGATTGCTGTAGCACTAGGAATATCGAATACTTCGTATAAAGTCAATCCTAACGTATTCGCCTTTTCATTTGTAATCTCCCCAAATACTAAACGCGAAGTCACCGTATTCTTAAATTGAATAGACCAAGTCGGAATATTCGCTCCTGCTTGTAAAAATCGCGTTTTATATAGTTCAATATCATACGATACCCATAACTCCCCAAGATTTACGCCCACTGCCTGCATGCCTACTGTTGCAATATTCATTGTCCCTAAATCATAAAGGCGAATATCTGAAAGTCCAATATTCTCGAAACCTGTACGGGTATATAACACATTCAATGGTGATTGATTAGGGGCACATTCAACCGCGGTAATTGCTGATAAACTCGGTTTTGTAGAACTACAAAATAGGGCGTTCTCCATCTCTAATTTAGAAGAATAAGCGGGTGCCAAACTATTATATTCAACTGCACCAATCACATAACCTAATGCTGTATTAGTGGAATTTAACGCATCACTGCTACCGCTTTTAAATTCATATATCATCCCGTGAATTCTATACTGCTCGAAATTCTGCGCAATCCTTGATAACCAAGGAAAAGACAAAGGCAAAGCGGGATTAATAGGAAATTGTTGATTCTGGAAATCTGTAGTGCTTAGTATATCCTTTATATACTCTCTATGCACGACCCTAATAGAACCGTTTAAATTACTTGTAAATTGTGGAACGGTAGGGGACATTTTAGACAATAAGGAATTATGATTTATACCTGCTATATCATAATCACCCTGACCACTAATAAGACTCATCGCCCTCTGGCTTAATGCTTTTAAACCTGAACCTAAAGCGGGGGCTACCATACCTCCTACACCTCTTAATAGTTCGTTACCAAATTCTCGGCGTCGGTCTCGTCTTGCGGGGGCACTCACTACCCTTGCCAATTTGTTCGCACGTCTTGCACTTTTCATTTGTGTCTTATACACTCTGCGGGGTCTTGCTGTTTTCGGTTTTGCTGACATCGTCAATAATCTATATTTAGAAAATAAAATTTAATTTATATTTAAATTAAATATTATATTTTTTTCTATATTATAAAAGTTTTTTTATATTAATCGTATAATTTTCTT